GCGGCACTCAGCGCGCAGCGTGACGAGGTTCTGACGGAAGTTATTGGCGTCCTGATAGGCAGCCTGGAAGCTAATGCCAGACTTCTCGTAGGCCATGCAGAAACCCATATCGCCCACCAGATAAGAGCCGGCGGTCATCGCGTTGGTCACGATCACCGGCAGGCCCCACAGACGCTTGTCGGCGCTGTTCTGGGGGTTCGCCCAGATGAACCTGTCGTCAGTGCCGGCGTTAAGACGCTCGACCTCCATCCGATACCAGTCCTCCGGGTTGAGGACCACATGGCTCGGGCTGAAGTTCGCCACCTCAAGCTGACGCATGGCCGACCGAATGCGGACCAGGTTGTTCTGGCTCGCCTCAATCGGAGAGGTGTCGGCAAAAGCCGTGGCGTCAGTCACCGCGCCCGTCAGGTTGCCGGTTGCGCCGTCACCCGTCAGACACTGGTCCTCGACTTCCTCCTGAAGACCCATCACGAGGTCGTTGTTCAGCCAGGACTCGAGAAACGGCGAATCTTCCATGACCTGCACGGAAACTGGCAAATAGTGCGCGATGGTGTGGACCGGACGCTCGACCAGCGTGAACGAGTACGCGGACTCGGGCTTAGTCGCGCCTTCAGTGTACGTGATCGGAGAGGCGGAACCCACCTGCGGGCCTGCGTTGTTCGTGCGGGTCGCACGGGCGAACGTCACGATATTGCTGGAGGTGCGGCCCTTGGGGACAGCGTTCCAGAACGCGAACTGACGGAACGGCAGCGCGTAGGCGCCCGGCAGATGATCCGGTGCCACGAGCGGCTGGTCAGTGTCCAGCGTCGCGTTGGTCAGCGTGGTCTTGATCTCCAGGCTAGTGGCGCGGCTGCGCCCTTCCATCACCGCTTGCCAGCCATCAGAGGAAACGAACTGCTCGCCAATAGACTTCCGGCTGCGGCCTTCGGCCATGCTGGCGCCGTGCTGCTCCAGAGCGGCCAGGCGGTCATCGAGCTTCACGCCCTGCTCGGTCAGTTTATCAATGGCGGCCTTCGTCTCGGTGGCAATTTCGCCAGCCGACTTGGCCTCCTCGTTGGCTTTTTCAATCCAGCCACGGACTTTCTCGTGGTTCTCCTTCAAGGCCGCTTTCAGCGCAGCCTCATCGAAGTCCACCTTGGTTTCATCGCTCATGAGATCATTCTCCTGTGGTTAGCGACTCAAGATAGGCGACCAGGCGCGACGTGCGCTCTTGCCGCTCGATGGCTTCGCGTTTTGCTTCAATCTCGCTCACAAGCTCACCCTGCCAGCAGGATTTCAGACGGCCCACGAATGTAACGGCCTCGGTGCGGGACAGCCCGGCCTCACGCAGGAATGTCTCGCAGTCTTTCAAACTTTCCAAACTTTCTAGGCGGCTTTTTACCGAAGTGATCTGAGCCGCCTGTTCCGCGGGGAACGTCACGATGCTGACTTCCCGCAGGTCGATATTCTTCAACAAGCGCCCGCCCGTTTCCAACTGGTCGCTGTCGCGGTCCATGAACCCAATGGACAGGCCCGTAATCGCGCCATGCTTGACGCTTGCGTAAATATCCTCCGCGTCCCGGTTGCCCGGCGTGAACTCGCCACGGACAAACAACCCCTTGTCGTCCTCCAGCATCTCGGTCCACTTGCCCAGCGGGCGCCCCGGCGAATGACCAAAGAGCATCAGCGGGAACTGCCCGCGCTCTTTCGCCTCGCGGATAGTGTCAGTAAACGCGCCTTTCGCTACCGTGTCGCCGTAGCTGTCCACGGAACCAAAGACGGACGCATATCCCTCAAATCCGCGCTCGCCCTGCATCTTGATGTTGCAGTCAGCCAGCGGGTTTAGATGCTTGCTAAGCATTGGGTGTGTCCTCTTGCACTTCGTCAATGTCCGGCAAGTCCTCCAGTGCAGTCATATTCAACTGGACTGTTAGCTTGTCGGCCCCCTCTTGATCGCTCTTGGGCAGTCCTTCCATCTTGCGGATTTCGTTGCGGCTCATGACCCCGTTTTGAAGCATTGAGGCGTAGAACTGCGAGCGGGTGATGCTGTCAGCCCGCAGGAAGCCGTCAAGGTTATGTGCCGCGTGGATCTCGTCGTCGTCATGGGCCAGCGTGCCCATAATCTTGTCTTCAAGCTCCTCCAGCAACGGCTGGAGCGTGAACGTCATAAACGCCAGCTTTTGCTTTTCGTAGCTGGCCGGCCACGACGCGCCGCCACCCTGGCCGCCGTCCATCATGACCGCCGGCACACCGAAGAACCTGCAGATGTCCTGCACCTGAAATTGGCGACTGGAAAGCATCTGCAAGTCATCGGGCGGGATGCCAATAGATTGGTACCGGAAGCCCGGCGGCATCAGCCACCACTTGCCGTCACCGTTCACGGCGCTGGAATTCTCAACGTTCCCATACAGCGCCCGCAGCCGCTTCTGCTGCTCGGCGGTCACTTCCCGGTCGGTCTGAATCACGCCCATCGGGCGCCCGCTGAATGCTTTGCTACTGAACCGCTCCGCCGCCACGCTAATGCCCAGCGTGTGCCGGGCGTGGGCCAGGGGCGACAACCCGATGACGCCATCAGGACTAAAGCCGCGCCAGTGGAACACCTCGGGGCGCTGCCCGAAGCGGTTGTGCATCACCCGGTCGCCCGTCTCGCTGTCATGCTCGTAGCGGATGCCGTTGTCTTCTTTGACGACGTTGACGTGTTCCGCCTTCATCGGCGTCAGCGCCACGACTTGTCCCTGGCTGTTGTAGGTGATGCGGGCGAAAGCGTTGCCCCACAGGACACGCTGTAGCCACATCGCTTGCCGAAATTCTTTGGGGTTCATGTAGCCATTCGGGCTACGCTGCAACACACGCCTGAGCGGGTGCGCCGGTTCTAGAGGCTCCTTGTCGCCGTTCTTATCCTTACGGTACAGATCCAGGGGAAGCGTGCCGCCCGACTGCGCGATGATCCGCGCACAGCCCCAGACCACGGACACAGCCATGGCACGCTCGTCCGTGACCGTAATATCGGCCTCGGTGTGCCGGGACTGGTCGCCGGATAGCTGTAGACCCCGGTCAGGGTTCGCCAGCCGGCCAACGCCCCACGAGCCGAAAAGAGTCTGCCAGAATTTCACATCGCCACCGGGTCAGTTAGCCAATCGTCAAGCGAACCCATTTCGCGCTCGCGGGTCATCAAGCCGACCGCCATAATCAGCGCCACCACGCCGTCGATCTTGCAGCGCGGATCGTTGGGATTGCTCTTGTTGGGGTAAATGTTGTCCTTCGCGTCTGCTTTGGCCGCCACATAGCCCATGTGCTCCGTCATGACCGGGTTGCCGTCATGCACTAGCTGGTCATCGAGCACCATCGCTTCTAGCTCCTTCATGGGGTCCGACATGGTGCGGACCTGATGGGGAAATTCCTCCATCGGCAGCCCGCGCTCCATCAGCCGCTGCGCCAAATACTGAGCTTGCCAGTTGTCGAACGCCACCCCGCGCACGTCGAAGTGGTCCGCAAGCGCGGCAATGTCCGCCTCGATGGTCGCGTAGTCGGTCGCCGCGCCAGGCGTCAGGACCATGTGGCCCGAACGCTCCCAGCGTCGGTACTTCTCGTTATCCTCTGCCGCCGATTCGGGCGCATAGAAGCGCTGGAACGTGACATGATTCCCATCGGGCAGACTAGTCAGGATCGCCACTGCCGCCACGTCCTTTTTGCTGGCCAAATCAATGCCCAGAAACGCAGGACGTGCCTTGAAGTCGTCCATGTCCAATGTGCGCTTTTGGCGCTGCCAGGCCAGCATGTTCATCCATGCCACCTTCGCACCGACCCACTGGTTCAGGTGCTTCGTGCGGTAGGCGTTCTGGAGGCTGGCCGACGCTCGCGCCTGCTCCAATTGGTCCAGCAAGTAGGCTTCCGAAACCGAAACGCCGATATTCGGGTTTACCTTCCGCAGCACGTCCGGGTCGTCCCACTCGTCGTCCACGTCCGGCTCAAAAATCATCACAAACCGGCTGTCACCGGGCTGACCTTCCAGCACCCGCACGCAGTCGTCGCGGTATTCCTTACACGGCCCCGCGAGGTTGGACCCCGCCGTGGTCGTGACCAGCATCAATGGTTGCTCACGGGCGCCCATGCCGGTATTGAACGTGTCAAACTGGCTGGCGTCTTCGTGCTCGTGGTATTCGTCGATCACCACACCATGCGGGCTATAGCCGTCATCAGGTTTCTTGATGACCGACTTCAACCGGCTGAAGCTGTCAGGGATCACCAGGGTGGAGGCGTTGACCTCGATCCCATAGTGCTCCCGAAACTCTTTGCACTGCTCGGCTATGCGCTTAGCCGGCAAGAACAGCAAATCCCGCGCCTGATCCTGTCCCGTGGCGCCTAGGTACACTTCTGCGCCCGGCTCGTCGTCAGCCGCGAACAACTGGAGCGCGATGCAGATCGCTAGAAAGCTCTTGCCGTTCTTGCGCGGTACTTGGATATATCCGTAACGGAAGCGGCGGCGCTTGGTCCCCTTCCAGACGAAGCCGAACAGATTGGCAACAATGAAACACTGCCACGGTTCCAGCCGTACCGGCTCGCCCTGCCAGCGGCCTTTAACGTGCTCCAGCAGCTCGATGTTTTCAATGGCGTCGTTGGCGACATCCTCGCGGAACGTGATGTCGTCGCGCTCTCGGTCAGCCACGAACCGCCGACATGCCAGCTTGACCAGTTCAGGCGCGGCAATGGAGCCGTCCAACACGCCGTCAGCGTATTGAATGGCCCGCGTGGTCCCATCCATTTATCCAGCGCGCACAGACTTAAAGCGCGGTTTCTTCTCGGGCTTCTCCACCGCCAGGGTGCGCCGGTCGCTCGGCGTCATGCCGAACTTGCCGAACGCAGCCCACAACGCCGTCCAGCGCGACGTGGGGAAGCCATGCGGGTCTTCGCGGTACTCAGCCAGCAGGTTTGCCAACATCTCCAGAGGTAGTTCGTCCGCTTTCGTCAGCACTCCGGGGATACACTTGGCAACCAACTCCTGCCACGCGGCTTGCGCCTTGTCGCTCAAGTGCGCGGGCGGCTCGCCCACCGGGTCGCTGTGCTTTGGCACCTCGCCACGGTAACGCTGTGGGTTCTTTTTGTCCGCACCTTTGAGCCTAGCAAGCTCTACCGGCTGATGTAGTCTGCCCATGGTGTAAAGAACTCCGATAACAATTTGTCGCCTTGCTATAGGC